TTCGTCGTATGCCCTGAGGTAAGTGTAACAGTCGCTAAGCCAAGAGCGCTGCTGTTCTGTAGCCTGCAAGTAACCCGTCACGCCAATCCCCATACGCATGTTCTTGTGTACGATATGCTCCGTCTCTGGGACCGCACACTTGATGGCAAGGCTGTGCTTATTGATGCGGTACAGGTATCTGGCCACCTTCTTCAGCTCAGTGTATGACTCGATGTTAGGCAGGTAGATTTCTGCCAAGCAGCACGTCTCGAAGTTTGCAAGGCTCTGCTCAGCACAGGGGTTGAATCCCTGCACATCTGGATCTGGGTATTCAGTCTCATGGGTGCGTCCCATGCGTCGAGCTGCTACGAGATTGATCAATCCATATGGCTCTCCGTTGCCCTTGTACCCCTCCCAAAATTCCTCTGGCAGGAGTTCTGTGTTGGAGCACACCACGCTGTTATTTGACATGGCTCTCCAGTTAGGAATGTTGCCAAGGTCCCAACGCTTAGCGTTCAAGTATTCCACATCGGTAGCGTCACCGATAGCAATCTGTGCAGAGCGTCTCACGTTACCTGCTACCACGATACGACCAACGATGTTCATGATGTCGAGGCAGTCCACTGAAGTCAGGCATCCCCCGTTCTTCCCGTTGAGCAGCTTGTTAATCTCGAACATACCCCAAACCAAATCCTCAGGACCGCTTGCTACGCCGCCGAAGCCCTTGATGGGTGAGCCCTTAGATCGGATCAGGTGAGTCGCGAACGTAAACCCTTTACCCGTGTAGAAAGATGCCTCAAGAACTCTTTTGAGGAGCTCAACCCACCCCTCCCTACTATCAGGTACAATAAAATCAGCGTCATTTCGATCTACTCTTTCAATGATTACGTCCTTAAACGGAGGGCGCAGCCCGTCTATGTACTCCCTTTGAATGTTGAATCCAACTCCGCTGCCAAGCATGAGCATCTCGAATGCCCATGTAAATGGACGCACCTCTTCGTCAACGACTACGAACGCACAGTTCTGCAACGAAGGCAAGCCAAGCTTGTCTACGGTCTCTGTGCCTAGCTGCCACAAGAAACGTCCAGCCACCGTGCCCTTAAGGTTGAGCATGATGTCTCGTATCTCTTGCTTGTCTACTTCGTTGAAGCCACAGCCAAGCTGATCGTTGCAAGCATTGATTACTCGCTCTACGGTTTCAGGCCATTCTTCTGTGCGATTTTCAACGGCTCGGGCATAGGTTCTTTTGAAGACGGGGTAACCTACCTCCCCCCATGGAATGGAAGAACTCATTTTTTAAAAGTGTTTGTTTGGTGTATTGGTGTTTAGCTTTTACAGGGGGGCAAATCTACTTATAATCTGCGTAGTAGTACCACACTCTGTATGAAGGGATTGACATCAAATCAAGGATTGAAACCTTGGTTATAACGTCAAGTCTATCCTTCCTTTGATACTTCTTTTTGTATGCGTCGAAAGGGTGTTTGACGAATACGTCTTCTACATTCTCTTCGCAATATCTGGCAAGATCTTCCCTATTTACGATGCAGAATCCTCCTTCTTCAGGCATGTCAAAGGCAATGATGGTAGCTCCTCCGTACATCCATCCAGTATTGCCGCTGACATTCTTGAACTCGCACCATATCTCGTGAGGCATGTTGTTTCCTTTTACGTCAACGCCCCATCTACCAGCGCCGTCATAAGCCATCCAGAAATCTACGTGTTCTCTGGTGTCTTCTGCGCTAGTAGATTTTTCTACGGTAAGTCCAAGTGCTTGAGCTGCCGCCTTGAATCTGGCCTCAGCTACCTTACCCGTTGTAGTCGAGTAGGCTCGTCTGTTTTGATTTACCATTGAGATGGTTATGTTGTTCGGCGTACTGAACTGCGGCCTCCCTTATCATATCCATCTCATACCCTGCCTTGGCCCTAAATGAAGAAACCAAATTCGTCACCTGGCCTGGGTGCGTCTTTGCTTCTCCGTTGCTATCAAACAGCTCCTCGTAGAGATCTACGGCTGCCATCTGTATCCTTTCTGTAGCGAGGGCGTACACTCTCGCTAGCTCCAACTTTGTTATGTCCGTCATTCTTTATGATTCTTATTGCCTCTTCTATCTGCTCTCTATTCTTAACGATAAAGAGCTTTGGTGTTTCGCCAAGATCCGAAAGATAACGAAGGAAAAGCTTCCATCTCATAGGAAAGTCGTGATGAGATGGGGTAAAACCTTTTGTCTCTATGATCCACGACCTATCCTTTGCTACGAAGTCTGGAGTGTACTTAATCGCAAGAACTGCTTTACCAGTTCTATCTGACAGCTCTTTAGAGGAGGCAGTCATTTTATGATACACGCCCTCATACTTGAACTGATCCACAAGTGTATACTCCACTTCTTCGTAGTCAAAGTCTAGGCCGTGATCACAAAGCAAATCAGCGCACTGCTTTTCGAGTCCGCTTTTGTAACGTCCCAGCTGCTTCTTGCGAGCGCTGGCCCGTGGTGGCGTCCCCCGTTTTGCTCTCTTCACTCGGCAAAGTTACAACACAAAGCCGACAATAGAGAGAGAATTAAGCGTTAATTGAACTGATGGTACACATTGAACTGTAAACCAACAGGATCGAACAGTTCTTTTCCAGTAGAATTTACCCTGAAAGCAGTCATCGGGGTGTTCATTGTGAACGTAACGGGGTTGTCTATTGGCGATGGAGCGCCTCCAGTCTCCGTTTCCCTGACTTTCCTAACGTGAAACTCAGTCGTCTTACGTAGGCTTACGTCTGGTGCTTGAACCTTCCTGTGTATGGTGATGAAGCAGTCTGCTCGGTTCACGAACTTGCCTCCACCTTCAGTGTCCTCTGCGTATGGAGCCACAGGAAGTCCGTCATCACCCTTCCTGCGCTGAGCTTCTGTTACGGCGTGCATGTTTAGCCACACAGCGATGTCGTTTGCTTTGCTGAATGTCAGGAACTCAGACGCTGCCTCGTAGTGGTAGTCGTGCACCCCGATGTTTGAGTTGCCCATGTCAAGCTTTAGGCTGTTGTACGGGTCTACAAACACTGCATCTACAGCCTGCTGACGTAGCACCTTCTCAAGGAACAGGATGATCTCTGCGTAGCTATACACTTGGTTGTTGTTGATCACGGTGAAGTGCTCTTGAACCCACTTGTAAGCAGCCTTGCGCTGATCATACGACATCTCGTTTACGCGCCTGTTGAACCCGAACTGCATCAGAGTCATCTTCAGCGAAGAGGTTCTGTTCTCAGAAGAGTACACAACCCACTTCCATCCATGCCGTACAGTAGCATTCACCATGAGATAAAGCGCCATCGTAGTCTTACCTACGTTGCTGTGTCCGTTGATGATTAGGAACTCTTTCTTGTACCTGAAGTACTCGTCAAGCTTTGCGTCACCCGTATCCAGCCCTACTTGTATCTCTCCATTTGCATAGCTGTCAATCCACCTGAAGTCCTCATCGTCAGACGATATGAACGACATGTCCCCATCACTCAAGAGCATCTCACGCTGAGCGCTCTTCTCATTCGAGACGAGGGTTTTGATTGGGTCTTTCTTCCCAAGCTCTATCCCGTCACGTATGGTGATCATAGCCTGCTCCTCAGAGTCTATGTTACGCTTGCATATCTCCCTGTGAAGAATCCGAATTGCTTCGTCCTCCTCCATACGCCCAGCTGAGACATACCCGCCACACAGTCGTGCAGCACGAAGCAGTGCGGTGTGCTTGTTGCCATCCTCTGCGACACGTATCATTTTGGCGGCGAGGTTTAGCTTCATGTAGTCCGTGTAGTGGTCACGAACCATGGCTACCTGAGTGTCTGCTCGCTCACTAGAGAACGCCCCGAACTTTGAAGCAGACTCGTTGACGATTATGTCTGGGTCGTGAGACTCAAAGCACGCCCTAGATTCGTTGATTCCAGAGTCGTCAGGGGTAATCCCGTATTGCTTGTTGAAGTAAACCTTGAGCGCCCTGAAGTGGTCTCTGTGTCGCTCAGGATTTGTAATCCTTACGAGCACCTTGATGCCGTCACCTGATGGCGACATCCATGCAGAGTAAACGTATTGGTCAGTACCAATAGTTGACTTTGTAAGCGTCACCTCTTCTGGTGTTGACCCAACGTGATCGAAGTCAAGCACGATGAATCCGCTGTGGTCAAACAGCCCGTCATCAGTACGATCAGAGAACTGACCGCTGAACAGGACGATAGGCAGTTTCTTCTTTGACTCCTTGTCACCGCTGCGGACAAGCTCTATGGTCTTCTCGCTTGATCCGTCTTGAATCCTGCGAAGCGCCAGGCCCAGAGAGATATACCTAGGGGACTTAGTGTGGTATATGCTCTCGAATATAGTTACTTGCATTTCAGCTCTGCTGCTTTGTTCAAGTACCAGTTAGCCTTCATGACGTCTTTGTCTGCGGTCTCCCCCAGCTTTGACCCTGCTCGCATCTTGTACTTGAAAGCGTTCATCTCACAAAAGATGAGGAAGTTGTCGAGACCCCACACATCAATCATCATCTCCCATGTTTCTTTGGAGAACTCGTTGTAGTGATTGGGATGGTTCACGTATTCGTAGGACTTTTCCATAACAGTTTTGATTCAATTATTTCTTTAATTATTATCTTGACGTCACCCTTGTATGTTTTAGGGTAACATTGCTTGGCTATGATGGCCATGCTGTAGTTGTCTGCTGCAATCAATCCGACATCTTCAGAGTGAGACAGGCAGTACACCTCTCGTGTGTAGATGGTCTTGTCTTTCTTAAACCCCACCTTTAAGGTCTGGTAGTATATGTCTTTCTTCATGAGATCTCTATCCTAAACTTTCGCTTGATCAAGGGGACCATGTCTTGCATAGACAGTGTCATCCCTGAGCAATCGGTTGACTTCATCAGCACGCAGTTGTCCCCGTTTTTGTTCGTGATACATAAGATCACGTAATCATCTTCATTCGCAGGGATATGCACCTCGTAGTCCTTATGATCGGACATCACGCAGAAGAAAGAAGTACTGCCTCCGTTGTTGTTTACCCCACTAAAAGAATGAGGGCTGAAGAAATTTACACTCTTCAACCCCCATTCAATAGCGGCATACAAGCCAAAGAACTTAGAAGGGGAGGTCCTCGTCTGCTGCACTCGGCTTCTTAGAGTAAGAAGACTTTGACTGCTGGTTCTCCTTTGCCTTCTCGCTGTTGGGGTCCCACACGGTGGCAAATGACTTGCCATTCTTGCTTACCCCTACAGTGATG